CAAAAAGACCCCATGCAGAGGCCAATGTTAGGTGGAAAACACCGCACTGGCTTGCTCCGCAGTACCCTAACGGATACTAACGGGCGGCAACCACTGAGAAGTGGCTCCCGGGTGAGAAATTAATCTCACCTTCGTCTTCGTCTCTCGACGAAGGGAGAAGGGTTGATCGGAGGAAACTCCGGTCAGGGCCCCGTACAAGCACGCGAGAGCGTACTCTTTCTCATTCCGACCAGGATACTTGTCTGGCCGGGAAGAGGTGATGAGCTCCTTCCAGCGCCATTGTCCAGTACCGTTGTAAAACCGGTACGTGACATGGGGTGAAGAAAGGAACTCATCACAATGGCTATCGATCCCGCTATCTTCAGGCCCCGGATAGGGTCTAAAGAAGCGGAAGCGTGTAGGAACTAGGCTTAATAAAAAGGGCCTAATTCCCTCGAAGAAATAACTACCTTGGTTATTTCGTCTAACGCCATTAAGCATCTTGAAAAGCGATTGAACACTGTTCAACTCGAAATCAAGTGTGTACGGACGAACGTCTACTCCACCGAACCAATCCCTACCGCAAGACTCTCGGAAAGGACCTTGCAAGAAGGTCTTTTCCACGTTTGTGCTGAACCCGAGGTACTTCAATAATCGAATAACCTTGGGGGCAACACTTTGGCGTACGATGATATCGTCGCCGTAGACACGGAAATCTATTCCGGGGCTACGGGCGCCGCATGCAACGCACGCTGCAACGAAGAGAAGAGTCTCAAGTGGGAAGCAGAAACCGTTACCCATAGAGCAAAACTTACTATAACGTTTTACAACGCCTTTGTAAGAATAGCTAGTGGACCTGATTGAATTAAGAAACTCAAACCAGTCAGGCGGGAGAACCTCACGAACCAATTCTATACTAATGCTATCACTAGCACTAGACAGATCAATGGTGACGAGGGGGTCAACCTGATTCGGAAGTGACCCTTGACGGGCCATCTCCGAGTTAACGGATTGGTCAGAAAGATCGATGCCTATGCGCTTTAAAAACAAACGCAAAGCGACATCGACACCCTTCTGAACAAAGCCGTTAAGTAACGGTTCGACAGCAATCGAACGAAAAGTCCTAGCTGTCTTCGGTACGAACGCAATATTGTTGTATGCAGTAACTGTAACCTTTTTACCGAACGGTCCTTTTCTCGGATCGTAATCGGTCGCAGCCGTCGTGAAGCCGCCGGGGTTTGGGAACAGAAATTCCCGAACCTGGGCATGCCTCATAACAGCAGCGAAGGCCCAGTGATGTGCGCCAGGAGAGACAGACCACCCGTCCTTCGAAAGTTTCCGAAGGACGGACGTCGCATTTCCGCCTGTTCCTATAGAAGCGCCTGGCCCAAAACCAGTATTGTCGTATATGAGGCCCAAGTCTGGGGCATCCCCTATTGCATAAGCAATAAAGGACGTCATAGCTTGAATCTCATAAGTAAACGGCAGAGTCTTACGACTTAACCGTCGTGCCTTGAAGCGTTGATTTACCCTAGAACACAAGTGTTCTGAGCGATCAAACTTACGCACGGCCTCCCCCTCCGGATCGAAAGGATTGATCTCGGTGGGGAAAGGATACTTACGGACAAGACTGGAAAACTGATTCGCGGCGAAATGCGATGCCGCGTCCGGATACAACTGTGCGGACAGAGAATCAGCCAGTTTCACAAGGTTCAGAACACCCTCTTTATCCAAAGGAACGGATAAAATTTCAAGGGCTACCTGGGACCAAGTGAAGCTGGAATGGGCTAGACATACACGCCTCAGGAGAGACTGATAATTATCAGTCCTCTTGAGATGCAGACTCAGGTCGCACTGTTGTAGTGCCCTTCTGAGCGGGGATACCTTCATGGTATACTCCTTGTTTATACGTTGTAAAAGAAGTAGCGACATAGTACATGCCACTACCAATGAGGGCGCAAATCGCCATAACGACGACGAGCGCGAGCAGATCAGGCTTCATGGTCAAAAGACCTAGTAGTTGATCTGCTGTGCCTTGACGTGCGTCTTGAAGGACGCCGACGCCAAGAATGCACCCATATCATTGAGCAACGTATCAACATCTGCAGCAGCGTAACCTACAGGAACGCTTACACTTACCTCACAAATGGCATCACCCGCTAGGGTTTTGGCACCAGTGAGAGTAAGTGTGCGCGTCATCTTAGCTGCAGTGCGACCTACACCGGAGAACACGTCGGTGGCCTTCGGGGCTGTCCGCTTAAGGGAAACATCATCCTTAACCGAAACAGTCTTAGAGGCACCAATATATCCAACCTGATCCTTACCAAAAGAATCAGCGGAGTAGGTTTTAGCATTGATAGTGAGAGACATGAGGAAAGTTCCTTAATTGGAGGTTTCAAAAAGCGTTAATTACTAACGCAGCTTTTGCACAATAAGTGCAAGGGCATCAGCAGCTCTGGTAAGGTTCGTAAGTCGGAAATCTGACTTAAGAGCCAACCCAGGAGCTACGAGCCCAGGAGTCCGCGTTGTGTAGGACCAAACACGGTCACATGACCCTGTTAGGGGAGTGGTGACGGAGTAACCAGACGGGATAGGTGAATTAACACCAACCACGTCCGTATCAATCCGCACACCACGCCTCACAACGCATGACCCCAATTGCGTATAACCAAAAGACGGGGTAAGAGCGCCGATAAGATCGCCAATATTGGCGAACCAGTCTGCGACAAACGAGTAGGGAAGAAGTTCCCAAGGTAGCGTCAGGAGCCCTTTAGCGGTAAAACCGATATTGGAGCTCACAGATGCTACGTACTCGTCCAACGACATGGCACGTATCTCTAACGTTTCGACAGTAGTACGGTCGACCGGAAAAGATACAATGCCACCGTAGGAGTTCGTACCGGCGACGGCGACAGAGGTCTGAGAAAAAGACACACTGGCGCGCGACGTCGAGCGAACTCTACCCACGACTTTAGTTAATCCTTCCGCCGCTGAGGCTACATCCATCATTAAGGGCTTAAGCCCGTAGCGATAAAGCAAGTAAGCGCTTGATAGGGCCTGTGCTTGACGTCTGAGACCTCGTTTTTTGTCGAGGAATCGGTTAACGTTGACACAAGCTTCCCTCAAGATGCCGGCGGATTGCTCCGATTCGGCAATAGTTTCGTACAGATTAGAATCTGCACGGCCTCGCTTACTAGCAACAGATGTACAAACTTCAGTAATGGCTCTGTTGACCTCCGATGCATTGAGCATTGAAGCGTACACAGATAGCGACCCATCAGCATACCGAAAAGGTAAACCAACGAGAGAAGCTAACCGACCAGTAGTGCAGCCACTTGCGATAGCAGTCTGCTCAACAAAGAGCTGTCCGCTGCAGGTGGCAGTTTTGGACCTGATCTTAGGATCAGGACCAGCACTACCGGAACCCATGGTGACCTTAACATGCGACATAGGATTGAAGAAAACTTCACCCTGCGACACACGTCGAGAGAACCCTGGGACGGTGACATCAGACATCGATTCATACTCACCCCACAGAGTGGTGCCGGTCCAAGGCACGCCGTTATTTCGCCAAGCGGAACTGTTTGCACAGTCACCGTTACGGTCGAAAATACGAGCTTGCAAGGACCAGTTACTATAAGTGAGGCGGTTAGAGAATCTAAGTCTGTTAGTCATGGCCAAAACTCCGTTAGGAAGGTTGCAATAAAGTTGCCAGAAGGATCCGGCAACGACCCAC